CTTTCCTTTGAGATGAATATCGATAACAACAGGTTGTTGTTTACCTTTTTTATCTCGTATTACTCTACCAATAAGCTGCGTGAGTAAAGGCTCATTATTTATTGGTGTACCTAATACTAAACAACTCAATTCATTTAATGATATGCCTTCCGAAAAAATTGACTGTGTACCAAATAGAATATTCTTATCTTTTTTAATCATATTCATAGTATCTTCTCTTTCTTCAAAACCCATATCTCCTGTTATATGTACTGCTTTATCTCCACAAAGTATAGCACACGCTTTTAAAAAAGCGACTCTATCTGATACTACTAATACCTTATGTCCTTCTGCAGCATATTTTGCAGCAATCATACTCACACTATGGACATATTCTTCATTTGTTGCCAAATGATTTATGCGTTCTGCCCAAGGAGTATAAGCGCCATCTAAAAATCTTATATCAGACTGAACAATATCAATCCTAGGTATAAGATAGTTTTCTTTTGGTGGTTTAAATACATTGTTTCCAAAGTAATCTCTAAACACCACATGACGTCCATCTTTTCGTTCCAATGTTCCTGTCAAACCAACCTTATAACGAGCAGGCATTTCGTCTACTATTCGTGTAAAAGTTGGACTACTAACGTGATGCATTTCATCTAAAATCACAGTTCCAAAAACTTGTTTTATGTCGTCCATTTTTCTGTATAAACTCTGAATATTCCCGACCACGATAGGAGCATCAATTTTGAAGTCTCCACTACCTATCCTGCCTGGTTCAATTCCAAAGCATTTTTGTACTTCTTTTTCCCACTGATTTCTTAAGTTAGTTGTGTGGGTAACAACTAATGTTTTCTGACCAAGCTTCGCTGCGATAGCTAAACCTGTAAATGTCTTTCCCCAACTTACCCATGCGTTAATTATAGCATTGTCATTTACCTCGTCATGTACTCGTTTCTGGCTTGGTCGTAATTCAAACTTAAACTTTTCATGTTCGACTGGCGATGTTACACGCTTATCGATTATCTCGTAATCGGATGGGATTAAATCCTCTCTTCCGATAGGTATAGAAACCAACCCCTCGCGAATAAATCGTATTGTTTTGAATACGATAGGTGGGTCTGACGGCATGCGAGGGGCTAGTGTATAAGTCAACTCCTTTTCGATTTTATTATGCGTTTCTGTATTTACTTCTAAATATATTCTGTTACTTAGAACTGCTTTCATTTACCCTATTCCTTAAACCTCTACTAGAAAAAGAGTGTTTTCTATTTGTGTAATGTACAGGTATATCTAGTTCTTGTCCTGTAAAATATTTTTCTCTATAATCGTCACCTACAAATCTAACATCTATTTTAGTTGATAGTAACAGGTCGATTAAACTTTGTTCTGTGTCATACGGTATTATTTCATCTATATACTTTACCGCACTTAATTGTGTAAATCTTTCATAGACTGATTGTACAGGTTGATTTTTCTCTTGTCTATCAATGCTTGGGTCAGTCTGCAACCCAACTATTAAGTAATCACAATTAGCTTTCGCTTCTTTGAGCATTACAATATGTCCTGCGTGTAGCAAATCAAATGCTCCACAAGTAAATCCTATCATTCTTTTTCTATTTCCTGCATATGTGATATATCTTGTTCTACCCAAGGATTACTATATTTAGGTACATTATTATTCCAAGGACTAGACCATCCAATTTTTGAGTTTCTATTTCTTACATGAGCGGGCAATCTATGTCCACAAACTTCTCTTAGAAGATATTTTTGAATCATCCAATGTTTTCCAAACTTTTCATTGTGTGCTAGTTTCCATTTACCAGCGATAGCAAATACATATTTTACAAAGTTTTGTCCAAGAAATACAGGTCTTGACTCTAAGCCAAACATTCCACAAGTTTGGTCTGTTGCTAATATATTTTGTTCGGAAGTACAAAACATATCTATAAATAAAGAATTATTTATAAAGTCATCTCCATAACATTTTGGTATGTCTGGATTAATTTTTATAGACATATCTGTATAACTTTTGTCTAATCTTTTATCATGATGTGTATAACCACCAAACATCTCATCTGCACTATCTCCTGTAAGTATAACCTTACATCCTTTAGCTTTAGCAGCCTGACATAAGGCATATCGAGGAGCTCTTCTGTTATGGTCTGACCATGCAAAATGAGTATTATTCATCCACATTCTACCGTAGTGTTCTACATAATTATAAGGCAGAGTTACTACATTAATAGGTATATTCCATTCTTTGCAAGTTTGTATTGCCATTTTAGATTCGTCTCTCATACCTTGAAAGTCAAACTCAGTTTTTTCTTGACCATATGCACAAGTAAATACTTCTAAGTCTATATCCATATCTTTAACTACAGATAAAACCATTGTACTATCTAATCCACCACTTAAAAATAATCCTGTTTTTTGTTTACTTTGTGCAAGTTTTCTAATATTATTTACTAATCTTTCTTCAAAATCTTTAGGAACTTGCGGATAAAATGTTTGCATTAAATGAATATCCCATAAGTTTTTTGACTTCATTAGTTTTTTTGTAGCAAAATTATACTTAAATATTTCTCCAGGCATTACCTTTATAATATCTTTATATGGTGACTCTCTTTTAAACCATTGTCTTGACCTCTTGTACTGTTGAGTATGAGAGTGATTATATTTCTTTTTAGTAAAACTTTTCAAACTTGTAGAAATAGTAATATCTTCGCCCTTTTTATATATCCATAAAGGTTTAGCACCAAAATGGTCTCTTACTGCGGTAAGCTCTCTTGTTTCCGTATTATAATGTACGAATGAGCCATGCCAATCAGTAGAAGATAAAAATCTCAGTCCATATGTTTCAAATCCATTTGCTAAAAATAGCGTATCATTATCAACATTAGAATCATATGCTTCACCATTAAATACAAACATATTATTATTTTTTGTTTGTATTGGTTGCCATCCTTGTACTCCTCTTATATCAAGCAAAGCGTGACCCATAGCAATATCCTTATTTCTAGCATATCTACACCCGTCAGGGCCTCGGAAAGCCTGTCTTTCTGTCATGTTCTGTATATTATCTATATCAGTTGTTACTACAAATCCACACATTAGTCTACTACTTTATACCCCATAATTGTATCTATTTCTAAATCTTCCCACTTTTGAAACTCCACATCATAGCATATAAGTTTATCCCCATTCTGTTTCCTTATATGAATGGGTATATCACAGTGCAAGTCAGAAAGAGTATACTCTCTGTCATATACGTTATTAGATTTCAAACTTTGAAATGTAATTAATACTATGTGCTTTTCTAGTTTTTGTTTTAGTTTCTCGATATCCATTTTTTATACCTTCTTTTGTCATACTTGTTGTGTGTTCTATTACATATAGAACAGACAGTATATTTATATCTATTCCCCTTTATGAGCTCTTGTCTCATTTCATTTAGTACTGGATGATTATTCCAGACTTCAAAGAAGTTATCTTCTTTAATATTTCCAAAAATATTTGTATCTGTCCAATCATTACTGCACAGACTTATATCTCCTGTCCAATGTATCCACGCTTTAGTCATGGGTAAAATACACGGCTCTTTTAAAGTTTTATCACTTGCTATAACATTATTATATATGTCATTTCTATTCTGAACTTGCAAAGGAGTTACTTCCCATTCTTCGGGTTCAACAGTTTGATCCCAATACCTATGTTCTTTTGCTGGAAGTATTGCTTTTCTTCTTTCCATTTCTTCTTCACTTTCATAAGTATTTATTACTGCTTTATCAAATAATGCAAACCAGTGTTTTCTTTTATCAAACTTATACCCATTAGTTAATATTCTAGTTTTATACAGTCTCCAAGGAGTATGCAGTCTGTTTATCATATCTTCTGCACGAGGGTGTAAACTATTTTCTCCTCTACCACTCCAACATATCCAACCATTATACTTAATTTTATCTAAATAAGTAATAAAGTTATCAAATACTTCATAAGGCATATGTTCATTAATATTTGGATATCCTTTAGACCTTGGGCAATAATTACAAGTCTTATTACAGAGTCCTGTTACATCTATATTAATTAACCAGAGAGCTTGCGCCATGCTTTTAGATTTTCCTCCATGTGTCTTTCTTTTTATCCTCGCAATATTCCCATATTTTCCATGGAATACCTTGTTTATACAATACTCCTGCCCAACTAGACCCCGCTATTGGTGGTCTACTCTCAATAAATGGAAAAGGACAATCCTTTAACCAAATTACTGATGCAATATCTTTCTTCTCAACTTTTCTTATTTTAAGATATTTTAATTGAGCTGTTGTTGTTTTTTCATCATACCAATAAACTCCATTGGTATCTATAAAATGCTTTCCCCTATGCTTCATCATTCCTACTTCGTCATCTATTTGATAACGCAAAGGATATATACTTTTCATTGGTGTTTGCAGCCTTCTTATTCCTATACTACTACCATCCATATTTTTATCATCTACTACTTGGTCACCAATAATAACCAGTCCATCTATTTCTTCTGGCTCTTCATTTATGACGTAAATAGGGAATCTAATTTTTTGCATATTTCCTCATAAGTTTCATCAAAAATACTTATCTTTAATATTTTTCTTGGTTTATCATACACTACAGCTCTATGTCTTTTAGTAGTATCAATAACTGCCATTCTATACTGAAACTTTTCGGCTTTTTCTCCTATTTCAATATGCCCTGCACTTTCTAAATCATCATTTAGTAAGTAATTTATAGCACATTTAGTGTCCCAGTCAGTATGCCAAGGTATAGTTTCATTTAACTTTATTATTTTCATGTTCCATCTACCGTTAAACTGAACTGGAGGTATTCTAGTAAAAGTATATCCCTCTATAGTTTCTTTACCGTGATGTTTATATTGCTTCCATTTATAATTATAACTTGTTATACTCATCCCAGCTCTCTAATACTTTATCAAAAGGTTCATCAAAAATTAATACTAAATCTCGTCTTTGTACATCTGTTATAGTTTTTAAACTATTCATATCTACTAATAGTGGTTTAGCAGTCTTTACCTCTAGTGCAACACTCCCTTCATTGTTTGAGCCTACTATTTTATGTCTAGATTCTTTATTTATACCCGTAATATTCCAAAGGATTCCAGTCTGACCCAATACAGGATATTTAGCATAAAAGTCTTCCGCCATAATTTTTACAAAGAAAAGTCTACAATGCATCTTTTTAGAAAAAGGAACTTTATATTGTGCTATTGCATCTAAATACCTTTGGGTAACGTCTGTATGCCATATATTACTATCAGCGTTTGCGTAATTATTTAGGTCTACTTCCCATTGAAAGTTTTTGCCTTCTCTAATTTCTTTTACCCAATACTCTTTATCAATCGGATAACGTATTGTTTTCCATAGTTTGTCTAATCTCATATCCTCTTCACTTGTCTTTCCAAGACCAGCCCTCTTCAATAGATGATTGTACTCCTTGAATAAAATCTCTATCTTCTTCTGATAATATTGACCAAAACTTACTAACATCTAGTGTTTGATCGTATACTTCGTCAGGATTCTTCAAATGAAAATCCTTGTTCATAAGCATCTCTATTTTGTCTAGTCTAATCTGTATTTTTTCTTTAAGATTCATAAACAAACACCCAATTTTTTCTACCCGCTGGGTCAATATTAGTTCCTATTTCTCTACATCCAAAGTCGAGAAAGACTTGTCTGCCTTTCTCATATGTAATCTCTAACATCATGTTAGGACTGCCTAAATTATTTTTGCAAAACTCACGCCCTGTTTCTAGGTCATAAGTTGATGCGCCCCCTTTGTAAGCATCTTCCCATGCTTGTCTACGAAATGCGGGATAACGATACTCTGTACCATCATCTCCTGTAAATACTTTATTTGTGCACAAAGCATTTACGCCTACCATTAGTTGTGGCTCTATGCCTAGAACTGTATCATATGACATCATATAATATTGATTTTTATCATAATGTGCTTCTAGGTCTTGATAACAAGTCCCATTTCTTACTATAAATCCTTGTATTCTCAACTGTATGACTCTATAAAGTTCATCAGTTGTTAATTCTTCATAAGGTTTAACTATCGTAACTATTGACATAATTAACACTCTCCTGTACTCTTAGTTTAGCTTGTTTAGCTGTTTGTTCTGAAAACCATCTTTCGGCACACTTTTTACATCTACCACACGTTTTTAAATCATCTGTAGGATTATTACAAGTAAATATTAAATCATATAACTCTTTGTTACTTCTTACAAGTAATGATATTATTTCTGCTTTTGTCATCCACTCAAAAGGAAATATATTGACAGGTAGATTCATAACTGAGTTTAAAGATACTTGTGTAACTTCTAAAACATCTTCGGCATCTACTGCTAGTATTCTGTTAGGATATCTTAATTGTACTCTTTGTCTAAAACTATCTTCTGCACTAGAACCCCATACTATATTTTTTATTCTCATCTTGTTTCCTTTTATGAGTTGTAATATAGCTGATTGATACTGATATACAGCAAAGAGTCCTGGATTATCTTTAGGAATATCACATACAGTTGTAACTAAAGGAACTCCTAGTAACTCACATTGTTTTTCAGCAGCTTGTTTAGATGCTTCAAATATTTTCTTAGGGTCTGACTTATCTGCTAAGTGTAGACCTACAACTTTCATACCTTTATTTACTGCATACAATAAAGCAGCAGTAGATTCAGTGCCACCACTTACGCATACTACAGTATCTTTATTTTTCATAATATTCAAAATCTTTTCTCCACCACTCTTTTACAAAGTTTTCTGCTTTCTCTGACCATATACACTCTTGTATAGGAGATACATTATCTACTCTTTTAGGAAGATTCAACCACTTCCATATAGTTTCTTCTTCTAGTTTAAATACTTTTACTTCTTCTCTTATCCAAGTCCATTGAGGTAAAAACAAAATCTCTATTTCACTATTATGGGCATGAGTTCTATCTAGGTATATATCTATATTATCAAACAGTCTCCAAAACTGACCTTTTGGTAAGTATTGAGAAGCTCTTTCTGTCCACTCTGAGAACTCCGTATTTACTAGTTCCAGCTTACACAAGTGCTTATAAACACTTTCCCATCTTGCCATAGGGTATCTAATTTGAGTTATATATTGATAGTCAGGATAGAAAGGTTTATATCTATCATAAGTAGCGTGCATATTAGTTACTTCTACCCAAAATGCCTCATTTGTTTTCCATTTTGAAACTGATTTTAAACCAGGCGACCAAGTTTTCATTGCCATTTTCTTATCTTTAGGTAAGCGGTATCGCCTATAAGCTCTAGTTACAGAGCTACCTCCACACTTGGGTATATGTATAAATATTATCTTATCATCTTCAAATATCATATCCGAACTCTTTAAAATCTCTTTCAAAGTATTTAGTAAATATACTCTGTGCTTCGTCAGACCAGATTACTTCTTTTCTATTTTTACCTACATTTCTTTTTCTTTCTTCTATGCCTAGTCGTTTCCAAATAGTTCCTTCTTCTAATTTATGAACTTCAACTTCTCTATCAATCCAAAACCACATAGGTTTACCCATTACTTGATATAAAGATTTTAATTCATACTTATCTGTTTTAAAAGGCTTATTCATGTTTACAAATCCTTGAGACTGTACTATTATTGTTTTTAAAGTCCAGTTATTAAAATCATAGTCAAACTCTTTGTGTCTTTTTAAGTGCCAATACATACTTTCCCATCTATCATAAGGGTTTCTTACTTGAGTTATAAACTTGTTATACCCTCTATATTTGTACCAATCTGCACACAGACCAAACTGATTATGAAAACAGTTTTGTGTTATACTTCTACCACCAGTCTTTGGAATATGTATAAATACAAAATCTCCAACTATTTTACCTGCTAATGCTTCTTTACGTTGCTCTAGTTTATTATATTCCATATAGTTTTTCAAACTTGCCAAGAGAGTAGTCATCTGCAACATCAAAGTCACAACCAACTGGAGCGCCAGGTATTGACAGTCCTCTATCTTTTTGAATAAACTCTTTCAGTTTCTTACTATATAGTTCTACTTCATCTTCGGGCACTTCTGCTAAAATGGAGTCATGCACTAGAGCAAAGATCTTTGCTTTCATACCAGTCTTGCGAATATACTTCTGAGTATCGATGGCACCAAGCAGATTGATGTCGGATGATACAGACTGTACTAGTGCATTTACTCCTGACCTAACTTCGTGAGCAGCGATTCCCTTGTCTTGTGAAAAGACATTTGGTAATCTTCTCTTTCTTCCGAAATGAGAATAAATAAAACCATTAGCTTGAATAAACTTCTGCATATTATTTAACCACTCTCGCAGTTTGGGGAACGCTTCAAAGTAGTCTTTGATAACCAATTGAGCGTCTTGCATAGTAAACTCACTACCACTATCTTTAGTAACTTGTTCACTAATCTTTTTCGGGCCTGCTCCATACATAATACCAAATGTAACAGCTTTAGCTTGTTGTCGTTTGTCTCCGTAGAGTTCTGCGACTTCTTCAACTTCACATGGAAGTTTGAATACTTGCTTAGCAATTGTACTATGGAAGTTTCCTCCAGACTTAAACACATTCATCAGACCTTTATCATTTGCTAGCACAGCTGCACAATATACTTCTGCAGTAGTTAAGTCCATGGCAACTATTTTATGACCCGCCTTTGCCTTGATACAACCCTTAACTGTGGGATTGTCTCGCGGAAGCTGTTGCATATTTAGTTTACCACTACTAGATAGTCGGCCTGATGTAGTACCGTGAAGGTTGAAACCAGTGCGCAGTCTGCCATCTCTATCGAGATTCGGTATAATTTTATCAAGATATGTATTCTTAATTTTAACCTTTTGTCTGATTTCTAAAATGTGTTTAGGTACTTCGTGTTCTTCGGCAAGTTGCCCAAGAACTTCTGCGTCTGTGCTATGAGCACCCGTACCCGTTTTCTTACCCGTTGGGGCTAAGCCTATGTAATCAAATAGTAACTCACGAAGTTGTACTGTACTATTTGGATTAAACATACCTCCTTTGGCTTTTTGATATGCTCTAACCTCAGGGAAGGATTCAAGAGCAGCTACAGCTACATCAATATCTTCCTGCATCCTTTTCTGTCCAAACTCTAGTCGAGCAAGGTCAAAAGGAACACCGTTAGATTCTACATCTTTAAGGAATCTTACTCCTTCAATAAGAAGATTTTTATATACCCAGTATAATTTATCATTTTTCAATATTGCTGCTTCAAACTTTTCAAATAACAAGAAGGTAACTACGGCATCCATTGCAGCATAGTATTTCATTGTTTCAAATGGAATCATAGAATAACTAAAGTCTGCTTTTAATATTCCTGTTTTCTTCTTGTACTCTTGTATATAGTTATCAAGTTCTGCCTCATAGTCTCCGTATGGAGTATGATTCATGGCTAGTTGTTTTAGTCCATGTGTTCCTGGGTTTTCGTCAAACATATAGTGCATTAGCATTGTGTCTTCAAAGTTTGGGAACTTAAAGTTGAAATGATACTCAAACCATTGTAAATCAAACTTACTGTTATGAAATACAACTCGTTTCTTATCAAATAATTCTTGCATCATTTGTTCTGCTTTATCATCTATACATTCTGTGTCTACATAGACACCATGTTCTTTTTTGTATGACATAGAGAAACCAAGCATATAACCATCACGGCAATATAATGCTGATGTCTCAGAGTCAAGTGCTATGTAATTGTTTGGGTGGTCTAACGCTTCTTGCAAATACTTATGCAGTTCTTCACTCTCTTGTATACCATATACTTGGTTTTCGCCTAGCGTCATTTGTTTTAAATCTCCGCTTATGTACCCCGATATACTCTCAATTGCTTCCTCGAACGACTTCTTTGCTTCTGGTCTGAACTTTATCATAGCAGGGTTAATTAAACCTAAAAACTTATCATCAACAATTTTTCCATTGTACTCTGTTATTGATGTCTTTCTTGTAAAGTTTTTGAAAGGCTCTGAACCTACTAGAATGAGCCAATCGTACGAGTCGATATCGATTTCAATATCAACATCTCTTTTTAATATTTTCTGTTTTGAACTATCTGAACACAGGGCATACCTGTCATAGTCAAAATCAAAGTACTTATCATAATTAGTACTTGTCATTGTTTTTTCTATTATTGCTACGTTAGCCATATAATTTTTCCTTTAATCTTTCTATTTCTGCTTTTGTTAAATTGCCAGGGTCTATATTATCTCTTAGTTTTACTACTCTAGCACTCATTTCTAATTGTTCTGCTAAACTTTTTGCTTGTTCAGCAGCTTGTCTACCCGCCTCATCCCCGTCAAACATAATATCTAAACCTTGAACGCCTTGTAGCTTTAGTAGACTTAGTTTGACCCAATTCACTTGTTGTGTACCAAATGTGCACACTGTATTTTTGAGACCTTTGTCCCAAAGGTTAAGAGCATCAAAGATACCCTCCACCAATATAACTCTGTTTTGAAAAGGTTTTACTTTTGCAGGGCAAAAGGGCATTTCTGCCCCATTGGGATAGATATAGTACTTATTTATTCCTATATCATTTATTGCTCTGCCGATAAGTGCAACTGTTTTTCCTGTGATGTCACGAATAGGGAAGATGATGCGGTTCTCAAACTTGGGAACATTCCAAGTAAAAGCATCCCATATGGCTAAGGTATCTTCGCTTATATTACGAAAACCGCCACCTTTCCATGCTAGTCTATCTTTTGGGAGTGATATACCAACGGTTTCTGACCTGACTTTTTGTATTCTTTCTTTGATTCTGTGCGCTCTAACTTCTAATGGAGAAGCTGGTGCACCATAATATGTAAATAGGTTTCCTTTGAAACCACAGGAAAAACAGTGAAATATCCCTGTAATTCTATCGACGCGCATTGAAGGGTTACTATCATCATGCTCAGGATTTAGACAATGAATCTTCGCATCCTTTCCCGAGATGTGGTATTCAATGTGTTTCTGTTGTAAAAGTTCTTCTGCCGTCATTATTGTATATATTATAACCGATTTTCGGTTGTGTGTCAAGAACTATTTTAGGATATTCTTCTTGTGCTTCCATGGTAGTTCGTCACCTAGCCTTTCATACTCTCTAAACTTTGGGTCGTCCTCATAATACATAGACTTCCATACTAACTCTGCCATTTGAAACCAAACAGCAACAGCTTTATCTCTAAACTCTTTGTCTCCCCATAGGTAATAAATTAGCCACCATTCTTTATCAAACCTACATACTCTAACTTCTTGTTCCCATAATTCAGGTAATTCACTAAGAACTCTTAGTCTTTGACTTCCTGCAATAGGGTACCAGTTAGGCATACAGAGAAGGGGAGAACGTACTCCTTCTTTTCTTAGTGCTTCTTTTAGCGGTTCGTTTGGTGGAACATTTTTTATATTTTCTTTGACTTTATCTTGTTCTAACAACCATCCTATTGTTCTTACATACCATGTATGCGGAGGCAAAGGCACTAGCTCTGCTGTTTCTCTACTTACTCTATCATCTGCCATTATATATTACCATTGTGTATATCTTCTATTGTTTCTTCGTACATAAGTCTAAAATCTTCCAAAGTAGGCATAGGTAGATTTATACGTTCGCTTTCCTGATTCATATATGCAATTTCTGCACAATGACAATGCCATGCTTCTTCTAATTGTTTTTCTGTATATAAAACCATACTCCTGCCCTCCTAGCGTCTTCCTTTTGTCCTTGTTTTCTTATTTTTCTACTTCTTTCTGAAATAGGGTTAAGCATCCATAAATATTCATTCTTTACTGTTTTCTTTTGTACCATACTTTGTCCCATGTTTTATTTCTATCAAAAAAGCACTTATAGAATAACTGATATATTCCTCTAACATCAGTTACATCATAATCTTCCACAGGCTTCCCTATAGAATAAAATCTTTCATTACCCATCCACAACGTAAAGCCTTTTTCTTTTTGTAGTTGTTTCCATTCTTTATCCCACTCTGGGTTTTCAAGTGGTATTTTAAAAATCAATTTCTCATTATCAACTCCAAGTTCATATAGATTCCCACACTTTACATATTTTAGTGGGGGTAATCTTCTATCAAACTTCATGTCGATTTTATTGTTTCCACCTTTTTTATTTGGTGTTAACTCTGTAATCTTGTCAAACTTATTCTTTATAAATCTTGTTTCGTGTACACCTGGTACAATAACTAGACAATCTAGATTAATCTCAGGAAATAACTTCCACAACCATAGCCTATTCATTCCATAAGGTACTGTTATATAGTTTCCATCTGTCCATACTTGTATAGGATTTACAAATCCTTTATCTAATACATCTCTGATAAAGTGATATAATCTTATGTCTATTCTTCCTTGCTGTCCTTGAATCCATGCTCTAGTAGATACAAGAGGGTATTCAAAGTTTCGTACTTCTTTCATACCTTTATCTAGTATGTTTGTTTGAAATACTAGCATCCTATTAGGTGCCCAGTTAGGATTAAATATCATATGTATCTTCTCCTGTTGTCATTGTTTCTTTTAACTCAGCTTTTTCATCTGGGTCTAGAGCAGTGTGCGGGCCGATTTTTAGTGTGTCCCAATTCATTTCTGAAACGAATGGCTCCGCTTTTCCGTTTCTCATCTTATCACATTTTAACTTAATACAAGGCTCTGCGTCTCCCCAATGCTGTATGCTGTAAGCAGCGTCAACAGCATCCAAGATTCCTTTTGAGAATCTTGCCTCTCCTTTCTCATTAGTCTGGAAAGCGGAGAGAACTAGAACTTTGCTCTCTTGTGCGAGAGATTTGAGACCTTTTGAGATCTCGATTTGCTCGGTCCAATCGTATTGTCCTGAACGGTTTGGTGCGTTATGGCGTCTAATCTGGTTTAGGTAATCTACTATCACTATTCCAAGGTCAGGTAATTGCGCTTGTTTCTGTCTCACTACACTTATTATTTTAGCTAGTGTAAGCGAGGGGTCATAATGTACATCTATTTGAGGCTTTTCTGCCAACTTATTTCTAGTAAGTTGATAGTGGAACTTATCAAAATCTTGATGTTCCTTGTACTCATTAAGACATTCATCTCCACCTTCAAATCGGTCTGCCCACCAAGTCGCAACTTTCTCCCACTCCATTGGAGCAAGATTCTTAGTTTTTATACGATTAGTAGGCACACCTGTGGAAATAGCGGCAATTCTTTGTAGAATCTGTCTTGTGTCCATTTCAATAGTGAAATACAAAACAGATTTACCTTTTGCTTGGGCAGCGGTAGCAATATTACAACAAGTAAATGACTTACCTCCACCACGATTACCACCAATAACTACCAAGTCTTTGGGAGAGAATGTGTAGTCCAGGTCGTATTCTTGATTGAGACCGAGCGGCAAAAACTTAGATAAATCCTCTGCATTATCGAACAGTTCTATAGAATCCATACTTTCTGCTTCATCACTGGTTTCAACTCGGTCTTCGACTTGTACTACAATTTCTTGGAGTAAGTCAATGTTTTCACGAGCATCGCCAATAGCAATATGTTTATCTACATAGTCTTCGATTCGGGATAATATTTCGTTTTGCGTAAACTGGTTTTTTAGATAGTCTAATAATATAATAGAAGGAACGTCTGTTTCTACAGTTTCTATTGCATAGACTTTTTCTTGAAGTTCTCTTGAACGAACTTCGAGTTTTAAATCTTCAAATGTTGGGAGTGCTTGATACTTATGAACGTGCTTGTCTAAGATTTTCCATAGCTTACGGTACTCACCCTCAGGTAAGTAATGCTCTTTAAGACTGTTCCAAGTCTCAAAGTCTCCATTAGCAATGATTTGCTTAAGTAATGCACTTTCTAAAGTCAAATTGTCTCTCCCAAAACAAAGATTAAATTATAAAAAAGGCGAGGCAACCCATAAGGGAAGCTCGCCTGAGATGAATAGGTATTAGCCTATTTCTTTTTTAGCAGCTCCGTTATAGTCTGAGCACTGTAGACCTCTTCTAGTAAGCATAGTTTTAACACCTCTTACTGTTTTGCCAATTTCAGATGCGATATCTTCTACTGACATATCTACTATATTAAGACCATCTAAAGGATCAGCTTTGCTTGAGCCTTTAGTTTCTTTCTGCTTAGGAATAGCGTTGATTTCACCAGCTCTAAGTAGTGATAATGCTTTTCCTCTGATTGAGTTTACGCTTCTGCCCATAGCTTCTGCGATGTCCTCAATAAAAGCTCCGTCGTTTACTAATGAAACGAACTGGCTTTCTTCGTCTTCGCTGTAAGTTTTTACAGTTTCAACTTTAGGTGCAGGTTTAACATGTTCTGTTAACTGCATAGATAAGATTTTACCTTGAATTGATTTTGCACTAAATGCTCCACCTTCAAAGTTAGAAGCGATTTCTGCATAAGTGTAGCCACCTGAGTTATCTGTTACAAAGTTTTGTAACGTTGCTTCTTGCTCATCTGAAAAAGATTTGCTTTGTGAAGCTGATGCTAATTCAACTTCGTGTCCCATTTTTCTTAGCTTAGAAGAGACACTTCTTACTGAAGTCTCTAATTCTTCTGCTGCTGAAGCAACAGTTGCTTGAGATATAGGGGTTTCTCCACCGACAAAGTCCACTAAAGCTTGTGTTCTTTCGTCTGTCCATTTTGGTAATGCCATTTTTAATTTTCCTTTATTAATTTTTTTAAATTGGTTATTATTACAACACCTCGGTCACGAGCTGTCTTTGTTTTTGCTGATTCTAGTCCACTCTCATTTATAAGATGAGTGCAGTCTTTTGTCAGACTTGATTTTACAACATACCCAGACTTTTCTAATACCAAGGTAGCATGTGCTTTTGTTGGGTAGCTTTTTAACTTACCTGATATACAAACGACGCCTGTGACCTCTTTCTTTTCTTTAATCTTGTTGTTCCAATTGAAGGGAAGGTTGTCAATGTATTTGTTAGGATAAAACTCAGTGTCTAACCACTGTAATAAGCTAGCTGATGCTTTTGGTCCGATACCTGCCTCAGTACAACTGTTCTCGCTAATATCTTCGATGTGAGATATTCTATCGCATAATTTTTGAGAAGCCGACCGACCAATAAGTGGTATTGAGAAAGCTGGTATTATATCGACCAACTTACTACTTTTAGACTTTTGCAATTCGTCATAAAGTTTCTCAGCTAACTTAATACTTCCTAATCTTTGCTGTATTTCATCTACAGTAAGTTCATAAAGTTCTGGGTAGTCTTGGACTTGCAACTTAACTAGAGTCGCTGGTCCAAGACCTTTTATTTTAAGAGTAGAAGCAAAGCTTTCCAACTTCTTGCTCCATTGTGCAGAACAGTATTGGTTACGGCAAAATAATTGCTCATTGACCAATTCTAATTCACTATCACAACAAGGGCAGTTGGTTGGTGCTATAATCACATTCACTTAGCTTCTCTCTCCTAAATATACATATATTATACAAAAAGTTTAAGCATCTGTCAAGAACTTTTTTTCGGATGCTTGACTTATAAGCGTGAATCAATTTTTTAATCGTCCTCGTAAATGTGGGTATCTTCTACATAATCATTTCTATGTTTCCAGTGAAACCAAACTGCTTGAATCTTTTTAATTAAACTCTTTATTAAATCCATGTTTCCTTATATCCTTTACTATTCTATCATGCATTAGTGCATGTCCTTCTTCTAACGGATGGTCTTTTTCTCCAAAGGGTACTCCCGCCTTTTTACACATATCATACATACCTTCTTCTTTTAGGAAAGGTAACCTTTTAAACCATTCTTTTTTATCTATTTGGGGAGTCTCCCATACAAAGTTTGCTCCCTCTCTAAATGTACGTTCTAAGTACTCTGGTAAATGTAGATAGGGAGTATTCGACATAGTATAATTCAAAACATTAATTCCTAATGACTTTAAGTAAATATTAGTTGTATACATATAATGTAAGTTATATATTAAATTAAATGGCATATTTCTTACATTCACCATATAATCCTGTAAAGATTTCTTAACAACACCTGGTACAGGATTTTTAGTTATATAACTATTCTTTTTATCTATAAATCCAGTTTTAGGATTCCAGTTAAAGTTTGCCCAATTAGCTGCTCTCCATATAAACTCATGGGACTTAAGGGGTGCCCACTCTAAATACTCCATTCTATTAATTCCAGTCCACATAATTACTACAAGGGCAGGTTGAAAGAACTGAGGCACATCATTTATAGTTGTCCTCCATATTCTATCATTACTTCCTCCAACCTTTGCATGATTTATACACTCTTGATTAAACTCTTCTGAAACAGACCAAGCAAACTTATGCTTCTTCTTTCCAACTTCCATTCCTCTAACAAAACTACATCCATTCCAATATATCATAGTACATTTACTCCATATTTTGTTTCAAATTGTTTTGCATCTTCCCAAGTGTTCACAATAGGTTGTCCTTTTATATTCAAACTTGTATTAAGTAACATAGGAACTTTAGTTACTTCATAATAATATTCTAGTATTTCTCTAAGATTACTTCCATCATTCTTTACTACTTGTACTCTTGCTGTTCCATCTACATGAGTTACGCTAGTGTAGTCGTGTTTTGCCTTAGATACAAACTGCATATATTCATTTGCATATCCTTCAAAGTATTCGTCATAGAACTCCTCTAGTATTGCTGGTGCAAATGGTCTAAACTTTTGTCTTCGTTTTATATCATTTACAGTATCTTTTACATCAGTTCTAACGTCTGCTAGTAAAGACCTATTACCCAAAGCTCTTGGACCAAACTCTGCTTGTCCATTTGCTACTCCACATACTCTTTTGTATACAAGTTTCTTTACTATTTTATTAACCTCTAAGTCTCTAAAAATGTTTTCTCCCCAAAAAGTGTGAGGATACTCTAATCGTTTCTTTGTGTGTGCTAATATACAACCAAGCGCGCTTCCTGCATCGCCTGGATTAGGAAATATCCACATATCATCAAACATAGGACGAATCTTACTATTTGCTACACAGTTTAAGGCAACCCCACCACCATATACTAGCTTAGAGCCATGCTTTCTTGCTTCACGCATAATTTTTAGTATTTCTTGTTCTATTGTATACTGCGCACTTGCGGCTATATCGTATGGGTGTTTCCAAAACCATTTTGTTAAAGGAAATCCATGACTACAATCAGACTGTACTTCTTCTGACATATCTATTTCTGCATCACCATATGCCGCCATACCCATTGTTATATACTCATCTTCATTTGGTTTTAGTCCTATTCTTTTCGTAATAGCACTATAAAACATTCCCAAAGACCAAGGGTATTGTTTACTCCATATCTTTTTTCCATCTTTCCATATAGTTGCTGTGTCATACTCGCCTACTGCGTCTATAACTACACATACAACATCCTCAGTAAATGGAGCAGTATAATAACCTGCCGCCATGTGACTTTCGTGATGAAAGATTGTTTTAATATCGTAATCTCTTTTTAGCTCGATTCGAGACTGACCATAATGCTCTCGTCTTGCTTTTTTAAACTCTGTGTTTTCATAATAAATAACTTGGTCTCCTTTCTCTTTTTGTACCAAGTTATCGGGCAACCATCTATCATTTTTAACTCTTGTATATCTTTCGGCTTGGGTTGCAAATTGTAATTGATTATACTCATCTACCACAGCTATCGCTGCATCATGGAAGCCTTCACTAATTCCTATAAACTTCATAATTCAAACTTTCCGTAGGCAAATATATTTTGACTGTATCTCATTCCTTTTGTAATTGGGGTGACTTCGTGTGATGATAGCGAGTGGAATAAAATCATTGTTCCTTGTCCAACAGGTGTTGAATATCCTTTTACAATTAGTCTACCACCTTCGTACTCGCTGGGGTCTGACAGCTGAATAGCTGCAGAGATTTTTCTACATTCTCTTTTCTTGTCATATAAAGTATCGTCCAATATCATATCATAGTGTAATTTAAAATATTGTCCAACTCCATATCTATTGATAGCTGCTTCAATGTGTCCATTCAAGTGTAAGTTATAATGTTGTTTATTGAAAGTTTTAAATGCTTCTACGACTTCCTTTCTTTTCACAGGTAAACGATAAGTTATGTCTGCATTTCTGTACCCACCAGTTGTGACTTTTCCATCTAAGCTTCTGGAACTTGCGGCTATCCATTCATTATCGGGGTGATTTCTGAGTGAATCACATTCTTCCTTAGTATAAAAGTTTTCAATTATTGCTATCATATTCTTCATTCTTTTTTGGAAATGCCTCTAATATTTTAGACTCCATGCTGAAACATTCCGTGTGTCCACCAAACTTGTGTTGTGTTTTATGTCTATCTTTCTGAAACTGGTTGTGTAGCTTCTGCTCGAATCTCCAACAATCGTATATCGTCCCGCTCCACAAACGCTGAATCCGAATATCGTAGTTGGTGAATCCACGCCCCCTTCGAACGGCGTCTTTGAATGTTCTTCCTTTTGCGATGCCGACTTTTATAGTTTCTCGTTCCCATGTTTTCATATTAACCAGTACTATGCCATATAGTATTCCATCCCTGTCTTTTTCTTCAGGGTAGTTGCGAAAATACGTTTCGTTGTATATACCTCCTGCCATTAGACAGTAAATAATTTAGTTAAAAGTCCTGTTAATAATATAAAACAAGCAATAGCATTTAGAATAATTAAGGCTCTATCTTTCCAGATAAAAGCAACAAATAACCAACCTAAACACCCAAAGAAAGATAATATTGTATCAGCAGTGTTCGATATTCCTGTTGACCTAATAACCATAGCTGCAAGAAGGATAACACTAGCAGTCCACTTAACATACCAATCAAGGGTAAGTTTTGGTGTAGCACTTTTAAATATCCTGTTGCTGTTTTCCAGCTCTTCTTTTGCATACTTCATACTCTTTTTACAACGCGAGGTATTATTTCCCCACTTCTAATAACTTCTACATTACAACCTATTTCTAGGTTTAACGCTTCTATGTAACCAATATTATGTAGAGTTGCTCTACTAATAGTAGCTTCGCCAATCACACACGGCTCTAAGATTGCAACAGGTGAGACAGCACCAGACTTACCGACATTCCATTCAACATCAAGTAATCGAGTAACTACTCCTGCCTGTCTAGTTTTTAGAGCGAAGGCTCCTCTTGGGTGGTGTGAAGTGTGGCCTAATGTTTTAAAATATATATTAGAGTCGACCCTTACAACTTTACCATCCTGAGGATACTGGCTATAATCACTATGTGTGACAGTTAAGAATCCCATGTCTTTTATCATAGCCATATCTTCAGTCCAACTAGCACATATTGCTGGTTGGATTCCGTAAGCTATAAAAGTTATATCACGAGATTCAAACTCTTTTAAGTCCTTTAGATTCAAAGCACCACTTGCATAATTTCTAGCATTTGGTATTTCTTTTGGTGCAACAACTTCTCCAGTAATCTGTTTCAGTCCTTTGCTCCATATTTTATTTGGCACTAAAGTCTTAATTTTATCTGTAATATCTAGCCCTGCTTTTCCATCACCACGAGTCAACGCCTGTGTCAGTACACCTTCTATATAAGTTATAGACACGGCGGCACCGTCCAACTTGGCAGTCATTATGTGTGGTTCTTTGGAATCCCAATCTGGTTCTTTATCTTTTCCGACAAAGACTTTTTGTAATGAATACATTGGGAAGGGGTGTTGGAATCTTTCTTCACTAGAATCATACCCAACTTTATTTTCAAGTTCAGTATTCTCTACAAGTCTATCATACACATCATCAGGCAATATTGGATTGCCCTCAGCGTACTTTTGATTACACAACTCTAGGTATTCTGTTTTATTCATATGTATATTATACAGAATATTTGAGGTTTTGTCAAGAACTATTTTTAAGGTTGATAGATTTTATCTATTGTTTCTTTAAAATGAGTTTCTAAAACTCCTTTGACTTCGGATATAGAAAGAATCTCCACTAATGAATCAAAAAGCTCTCTAGTATTATCGAAATCTATAGGTAGCGCAATGCCATCCCTTGTAGGCTTCCATGTTTCATCAAAGTCTTGATAGTATTTTCGTATGTGTAAATATTCCGTTTCACGAAAAGTATTTACCATTACATATACTTTCTCACTTTTTTCTTCGTTATAGTGTATACATTTTTCATACACTGCTGGGGCTTCATGTAGTTCTATCATTTCTCAGTATCTTTGCTAAAGGCACGATAGAAGTCACATTATCTGGAGCTAACAGTCTGTAAGAGTCGGTATCCCAGCAAAACAATAGAACTTGTTTTTGATTAGGTTTTGCTCGATTCTTTTTTGATTGTATATACTTATTATCAAAATCCATAGTGCAAACATTATATTTCAATCTGCGACTATTTTGACTTCGATATGTTACTATTGCATCACCTGCAGTGGTAACTTTTTTAATAAAGTCATCTTTCTTCATCTGTTCCTTGTGGGTGGTTAATATCTATTAGCGTCCCATCAATGGTTATATGTTACAAGGTCTTTATTAAAGGTACAAAAATACACAGGGAGGTTGCCCTCCCCATGTTTTCAGGGGTAATTAATCGTTTAGTTTATTAATTAGAGTAGCGAAATACATAGCAGCTTTCCCTGTGAGCTTGCTTATGATAGCTGCATCGGCTTCTTCGCCCATGTCACTAATCGCTTTAGTCAGTTCGTCTTGAGCTGCGGCAACATTTACTCTGCCACCACCAGTTCCACCACTGCTTGACTTAACAGCTGGAGTTTTCTTTACATATACTCCTGCTTTAGTAAGAATCATTCTGACACCATTTGGGCTCTCGCCTAATTCTTCAGCAATCATCTTAACAACTTCCATACTGTTTTCTGGAGTTGGTTCTTCTGCAGTATACATCTCTACTGCCTGAGCTTTAGCTTCGTCTGTCCACGCCATAGTTCTTTTCCTTTTTAATGTGTAGTTTTTAGTGTATTCGGCAAGAGTATGAGTATTACGATACCCTGGACACCAACCTGTGGTATCTAGCATTTGTTGGTAAAACCTGTCACTCATTGCTTATTTCCTTAATATAAATATATTATACAAGAAGTTTGGGCATGAGTCAAGAACTATTTTTTAATAGCTATACCCGTAGGTAATAATATCATTGTGATACAGCTCAGCAACATGACTACGAGTATTTAATGTATACCATCCTTTCCAATCGTACATTTCTATTGACTTCTCTACTTCTGATTTATCTATCACTTCTACTTCTAAATCTAATAGTTCCTGTTCCCAGTTTTCAAATCTTATTAAGTAATCGCAGCTTGCAAATTGTTCTGTTTGCATTATTGGTTTATGCTTATCAATCCATTTATCTAAACCAATGTAATCTAAACTTAGCATATATAGAGATACTACTCTCTCATATGGATTTCTTGTGACACCAATGGTCTTATTATTTGTTGTTGTTAATATCAATTTTATTCACCTTATATTCTTGTTTTAATTCTCTAGCTAATTCTTTTGCATTATCTAGTTTATAAGGCAATGTTTCTTTATTAAATCTATCTATTCTTTCGACAGCATCTAATAATGCTATTAGTTTTTGAGTACATTGTTGTATATCATGCATTTTTGATTAAATCCTTAAGAGAGCTTAATTTATCTTGTGCTTCGGCAAGTTTGCCTAATTGTTTATCAAACTCTTGAATTAAGTCTGAATGTTCTCCTATACCAACTGAGCTGGTAAAATATGTTTTTAGTACTGCCTTTGCTTCTAATATTTCAGCTTGATATTTAGCTATCAATGCTTCATAATATGGGTTTCCTCTATGCATTTTTATCTCCTAAAATCCCTGCTGTAAAAGATATAATAAATCTTTCTTTAGCATCATCATCAATCAATATTTTAAACAATGGTATACACGCTATAAATAACATTAGCGCATACGCAATTCCACCAATAACTCGGTACTTATATACTATTGAGTTAGGTGCTACTTCTTTTATTGTTCTCATACTTGCTGGGAATGTTCTTAAAAACATCAATGCCCAAGCTGCGAGATAAAATGCAATAAGCCATTGAATTGCATCCATTTGTTTTTCCTTTTTACATATACTCTTGTAAATGTCTTAGACTGCCCATATCATAAGCTGCTAATGCATGGTTCTTACCTGCAAAACTTAAGTGTGGGAAGTACGTTTTTTCTAAGTCCTCTTGTTGTGCTTCAATTGTATATACTAGATATACCTTGTAGCCTCGCTCCTCTACTTTTTCGGGCTGAAGCTCTCTTTGCACTAACGCTGGATAGTTCTGTTTTATTGCCCAAATCTTTTCACCAACTTCGAACTCCTCTGCTACGCATTGTTCTGGCAGCATAGCTTCTCTTCTACCTTCATAGTCGGTCATTGCCAATTTTTGTGGTACTCCGATTCTATCGATAATACCTTTGACAAATGCTGGAGACCTGTATAATGCT